AAATAATGTCTCAGCAATATTATATGTCTCGTAATAGGTCTCAAAAGTTTCCGGATCCATGATAAGCACTTTGTAACCAACGGTGACTCTAACCGGCGTTAAAACCCAAACCGGGGAAGAAACTCCACCGACTTTCGAGTATACCTTAATCATGATATAAGTCTTGTTATTTGGTGTATCGTACGTAACAGTGATCGTGGAAGAAAAATCAACGGTCTGAGATATCATCCCAGAATCAGTCTCATATTCAATTATGGCGTCTTCTATTTGGATCCTCTGGGTCTCAAGAAGGTCAGCTTTGATAGTACCCTCAATGAGAGCTTTCATTGCCGTAACACTACCGTCACTAGAAACTTTGAAATCCTCGTCCTCTCCAGCGACAATGGTATCATCTTCAATTCGGACACCGCCAATCTTACCGGCTTTAGCAAATATGGTGCCACTTACAACAATCGTTCCGGCCCTAAGAGTCTCTCTGATAACGGCGTTATCTGTGGTCAGTAATTTTGCAACGAGCTCATCGATATCAAAAACAGAAGCCTCGATTATACCAGAGCATCTTATCTTGGCAACCTGAAGTTCGTCAATTTGCGCTTTACTGAAGTTTGCATCAAGCGATTGAACATAGTCGGCGGTTATAGTCTTTGCAACCAACTTATTAACTGTCGAAATATCAGCGTATTTGGCGTCATTTGTCATCGAGGAAATCGAATCACCATTTGAAACAGATTTGTCAACCAGCCCAGTGGATTTTTCCCCAAGCTCAACCTCCAAATATCTTTCCGTAATGACGTCAAAGTTTGTAGATATGACTCTGAGCTCTGTCTCAACTCCGAGGTTCTCATGAAAAACCTTAATAACATCACCGAGTTCTACCTTTTCAAGGTCTTTGTATTTTTCATACTCGGGACTGTCCGATAGATTTATGAAAGACACCTTGGTTGACTCTTTTGCTTGTCCTATCTGGTTATTTATGATGAAAACATTCGCAATGGAATCCAATATAGAACGGGAGGGCTTCTCATTGAAATAGGAGGAAAGATCGAGCGTCAGAATTTTTTGCTCGACTCCTGGATGAATATAAATTATTCCATCACCAGTAAACTCCTGATAAAGACCCGCCGTCTGATTCCACATGTATTTTTTATTTAGGAATGAACCCTCTGTCTTAATCAAATATAACTCTTTATCTGTTGGCGACATTGGGTCCTCTGCCGTTGCACTGTTTTTCAACCAGTTGGACGTGAATTGCGTTCCGCCATCATGAATATATGAATCATAGGCAGAGGTCAAATCCAAATATTCCTCTGTTTCAACTGTTGTTGGCAGAGGGTTAACTATATAAGGTGGAGGCACAGGATCCGGTTCGATGTAGAAGCCATCGCCACTATAATCTACGAATTTTGACAGAAGGTAATTCCAAATATACTTCTTGTCAAAATAAACACCCTCGTTTTTTACTTTGTAGATAATTTTTTCTTGAGGGACGACTTTATTGGTTAGGGCATCATCAAAGTAAAGCCAGTCAATAGAAAACTTTTCAACACCTTTATCTTCGTATACGTCAATTGGACTAAAGCGTTTATAGACAAAAACTTTATTCTTGTAATCTCCGTCTGTCTTTATTTGAACAGGGACATCCTCCACCAATGGGAGATCGGATTTAGCACCTGGTGTTGCACAAAGCCATCTGAAGTCGTATCTTAAAATACCCGGGACTATATACTTTGGCCAATAAATTTTTTCGGATGAGGACTTCGTTTCTGTCTTCAAAAGATAGTAGAAAGGGAAGACTCCAGTGTAATAATCTTGTGTGTTTTTTTCTTGTTCAAGGTCAGTAAGGTTTTTACCATAGCGGATTTTCACTCCTCTATTAAGACCTCTGGAGGCTTTGAGATGAGCATCAAACCAATCAAATTTGAATTCCCCGCCATAGACATTCGCAATGGATCCATCTCTCCCAGCAAGAAGAGATCTCATGTTATAGGGGGATTTTGTTTTGAAAGTGATATCACTTGTTTTGTCCGTGTAAAACTTGAATGGACTCGGTAGAACCGTTCCATTTTGAATTTTAGAGAGTGCGTCAGAAAGTCCTGTGGAATCAAACCCTCTCACAACGTAACCACTCATATCATACGATATATGTTCCGCATTAACAACGATCCTTCCGTTAAGAGGTTTTGTTATCTCATAAATTCTGAAGGGTTGTGGTCTATCGTAAGTGTTTGGCTTGGCAAGAATGATCTTCCTTAAGGAAAGATCCTTGAAGTTTCTACCGGTGATCGGGTATTCCATTTCTAATTCATAAGAGCCGTTCAATTCCTCCTTAACGGTACAGGAAAGAGCGTCTCTCAAAACACCAAGACCAAGTGACGTAAAATCTTTTTCTGTATCGTTATAGAGAATTATCATAGTGTCCACCATTTTGGTTTGATTTTAATGCTTGTTACTTGTACTAGGCTTCTGAGAACAATCCAATTTTTTCCAGGTGTCAACTTCGGAAACCCATTTGATAGTGAGACTTTATCATTCTTTAAGGTGGAACCGTTGTAACAATCCTGATACTCGGAATCAACTATTAAAGTCTCATTTCCAGAAACAGCAACTGTCGTTGTTGATGTGTATCCTGTTATCTCCTTAGGGCCTGTATTTTCACCACCGTTATAAACTTCAATTACTAGGTCTTCGGCCGAAAGATAGATCTCTGGTAGGGAGATCTGATTTGTCTGGTTTTCAATCAGATAAACTCCTTCTTCTTGTCCAAGCTCTAACACGATATCGGTATCCCCAGATTTAAGATACCTTTGTGGTTTGCAATCAAAAGAGACTGGCATTGCTGTAACTCTGTTGTAGAAGTTACGTAACTCCCCCGGGTTCGAAAACTGTGCCATTCTATAATATAAAGGTTCGTATGTGTCTTCCAATTTCGCGTAACCTTTTGTTGACAAAAGCCATTGTGTGATCTTTGAAGCAACGGAGACAAAGGAAACATCCTCGCCAAATATGGCGGCAATAGAATAGGTTCTTTTTACATTTCTGAATGAATTCTTGTCAATGATAACATCTCCACTTTTTCCCTCCACATGAATCGACTCAATGTCTTTGGTTGGAAATTCGTAGACGGGTGGGGACTGGATCACAATCCCCACCTTTCTATCCTGGTTTTCGTTGTTTTTTACTTTCCAGAAATTGTCGTCTACTGTGGAAATGCCATTGAACGTTAACGTGCTGACGCCCATTTGGCATTTCTCCTTTCAATTTGTCTTCCGAGTTCTCTAGAGACTTCGTTCGCAATCTCTTTCGGGTTAGCTCCTGAGATATTGAACGTGTTATTTATTACGGTATTTTCTTGCGGATTAACTATCGGATTTACAAGATTCGTATCCGAATTTCTGCCAGCGGCTCTAGAGATTTCGCTCTCTCGCATACTCTTATATGTTTTATCCGCCATCGCGCTGGTCGACGTGGCCTTGATAGAATATCCATCAAAACCACTAAGCATCCCATGCATGACTCTTGTTCCATTTTGAATTTCTGTGAGATCCATTACCGGACGGATCACCAAATCATCCGATATCCCATTTGTTACTAAATCGTAGATCTTTTGCATTACAGTGAAAACTCCAGAGTCCTCAAACCCGTCGTTTAAAGATTCTCCGTATCCGATTGCCGATTCCTTTAAATTCCTCTCGGTTCGTCTTCTGGCTCCTTTCGGCCAACCGCTTAGATCCTCGACGGTTAGAACAGAGCCTGAACCAGATATAACACGAAATTTTACGGATTTGAATAGGTCTGTGAAGAAATCTTCAATATCTTTGCCTATACCTTCAAACCATGAAACCACAGTCTTCCATGCCGAAACAAGTCCTCCTTTTAAACTTTCAATTAATGAAGAACCTACGGTAAAGAGCGCACTAGTCTTATCCGCTCCGAAAAAGTTAAAGAGAGCATTCCACATATGTTGAGCAAACCCTACCATGGCGACTCTCAGACGTTCAGAATTATCCTCAATCGCCTGTCCAAGACCATCGATTAAGCCGATGATCAAATCAAACGCGGCGGTAACAAGTCGAGGTATAAGCGCCACAACCATTTCAACAATCGCATCCAATATGTCGGTTACAACACTTCCGAGCTTTCTAAATATCTCCGGTATTCTAACCTGGAAAGCGTCAATAACCCCAAGAATGAGGTCAATTATAACATTTGTAATGGTGACTACCTGATCTTTTATTGCCGTGAGGAGCATCACAAGCATCGCAATTAGACTCTCCGCAATCGATGGGAAACTTTCTTGTAGTGCAATCAACACGTTAGAGAGTAAAATAACCAGAGCAAAGGCAATATCTGGACTTCTCTCTATAATCATCTTTAGGACTGCTGTGAGTACAGTGTTCAAGAAATTCAAGAGTTCGGTGGATGACTGCGTGAAAACCTTTATCGTTTCCATGATTACTGTGCCAATGGCAGCAGCTATCTTCGGCCCAGCTTGAATTATGGCATCCGCCAACACAATCAAAGTGTTTGCCAACGCAACCCCAAATGTTCCTAGAGTAACGGCCATCATAGAGAGAGACACCGCAACCATGAGAGCGGCGGCGGCAAATATAAAGAACACTGCGGAAAGTGCAAACATCGTTACTATGAAGGGTTTCATAAGCTTTGCTACTATTGCCAAAGCGGCAAACGTCAATGCCAAAATATACATCGACTTCAAAACATCAAGAAATTTCACAAGTCCAAGAGCTTTTAGAGCTGCGGCGTAGAATATCAATCCAGCGGAAAGAGCCATTAAAGCAATCCCAAAGCCAACCATCATCGGCGAAAGGATGCCAAATACACCAGCAAAGATACTAAACAAGGCCAGAACGAGTACTATTGATGCCATGGCCATTCCAATATCTTTCCAGTTAATTGTTCCGAGAGCTTTCATCGCTGTTGCAAATACCATCAAACCAAGACTCAACGGAATGATAGCAAGCCCGAAAGCCGACATTTTTAGGAGTACAGAGCCCTTCATCATTGGTGCTAGAATATAAAGTGACCCGACTACAAGGAGAAGGCTCCACATGGCCATGGTAATATCTTTCCAGCTTATAAGCCCCATTGCTTTCATTGATGTTGCGAAAACTAGGAGTGCGGCGCTCAATGGGATCAGAGATAGCGCAACCATGATGGTGCCTTTTACAGTACCACTCATTTGCCCAAACAAATACATTATTGCCAAAACACTAAGCATCCCAAATAACCCTCTTGAAATAGTCCCCCAATCCATCTTTCCGATTACGAACAGCGGGACAACCATCATTCCAAGAGCAATCGAAAACAGGATCATGCCAAAAGCGGATGTAACGGCACCTTTAATTTTTCCAGAAATACTGGCAAATAACAAACATAGTGTTACCATGAACGAAACCCCAAGAACACCTTGTTTAAGCTGATTCATCGACAGCTCGGCTATGGTCTTCAATGGAATAGACAGAAGCAGAACTGCTACAGCTAAAGATATAAGCCCCTTCACACCTTTTTGGTAGTCTGTGATTTTTGAATACCTGGCTATCGTAATTGCGGCAAAACTCATGATAGCAATCACAGCCGTTAAGCCAAGCAGGGCTGTGATCATATCTTCAATTTTTATTGTCGACATGATCTTCACGGCAAACGCAAGAAGAAGAATCGCTATTGCCATTTCAACAAGACTTCCAATCATCATATTCACTTGCATAGCAGTGCTCAGAGATTTGATCCCAATCGATTTTGCAGAAGCCTGAAGTTTAACCACGAGTGTCATAATCGCGGAGAACATCGCAACTACCATCCCCATGATAACGCCAAGAGATACAAGAGCCCCGGCGAGTTTGTCCTGGTCAATTGATGCGATAAGGACAAGGGCTGCGACAAATATCAAGAACGCAATGGCGGCATCTTTCAAAGCCGCGGCATACTGTTGCATTGCTTTAGAGTCCATTATGCCTATAAAACCAGCAATTAAACTCGCGAAATTTAACTGCAGCTCGAAAAGAGCAGATATCATCCAATAACCATAAGCAAGCAACCCTCCCCAGAAAGCAGCGTCAAAAAGATTTTGAATCTTAATGATACCACCGGATTCCCCGAAGGCAGCGGAGATTGTTTTTCCAAGATTTGAAAGAGTATCCCCGATCCAGGAGAGAACGCCACCAAGAACGGGAAGGACCGCCCTGACTAAACTCCAAAGCCCCATGAAGAAATCAAACAGCCCCTCAATAATCGCGGTCACTGGTTTAAACTTTTCAAGGAATTGCGTCGTAAATGTTTTCACGCCACTAAAATCAACATCACCAAATTCGCCGAGTGTACCCGTTATGGCTTCGAAAGCGCCTTTTAGTTTGACCCAAATATACTCGAGGATTTCCCCGATGCTTAACCCCGTTAATTTCATAGCAAACCCGGAAACTGATTCCCAGGCCGATACAAAGCCATTTTTTATACTGTGGAGAAGGCTTTTAATCTTTTCTAAAACGTTAAGTTCCTTAAATCTTTCAACCAAGGTTGAAATCAGAACTGCTAGTTTAAATCCTGCTTTTTCTATACTACTTAGGTTTTCCGGGATCACAAATAATGCAGAACCAAAACTATTTCTACCAAGCATGATGCCGTTAACAAAAGCTGAGATCGTATTTTTTACAAAATTAAAAGCTCTTCCTATTTTTTCAAAGGCTTTTTGTATAACTCCAGAGTTTTTCACCCAATCGATCAAATATTTAAGTCCAAAAGCCATATAATATCCAATGGTCTCGAACATGGTGAAATTATCCACAAACTTCGTGAATTTTGTTCCACCGATAGCCAACAAATCAAACACCCATTTAACAAGATCTCTGAAAATATCAACTAGAGGTTGAACACCAGTCCACAGACCTCTAAAAGCTTTTCCAACGAACTTGACAATGGAGAATAACCCTTGGAATATACTTGAAAGTTTTCCAGAAGTCTCTTCGGACATTCTTAATTTTTCGGCAAAAGCTTTGAGACCTTCGGTTAGGCCTTTTAGCTTTGTTGCAATATCTTTTATCTGTTCGGAACCTTCTTCCATCTCAGAAAGAGGGAATATAATGTTCCAAGCACCCTTTATGACGTTAACAATATCTGTCACCGCTCTGAAG